CTACTTCTTGTCCTACATTCTTGAGCATACCATCAAGCGTCATTTTCATAGCGTTCTTCATCACAGTCGGCATACGAGATTGAATCAGCTCCAGGCCTTTGAGGTAAGTCTGTGCATCGTGATAAGAGCCATCAGTCCATGATACTCTGCAAGCATAACGATTCTTAGCCTTGATGAAGAATGCACTACACCACTTTTCAAATTCAGTCTCTATGGGGTGCATACGCTCGTTGATCTTCACGATAAGCTCCTCACCTTCTTCTGGTGATGCAATATCCACGAATACCGAATCAGTATGTCCGTATCGGCAAGTATGGCCGTATTCCTCGCATATATCCCGTAGCTCAAACAAGGTCTGTCTTGATGTGTAAGTGATAGCTGCAGCTATCTCTGGGTGATACATACCATACTTTGAATCCCCACATATACCGTATAGGCTTGCGACTAACGACTTCATAGCGTGTTGCATAGCATCCCATGTGGACTTGTTATCTGGATCGGACTTCATCATAGCCTTGTATTCGTTTCGTTTGTTTGTCAGCTTATCCATCGTGCGAACAAGCAAGCCCTTCTTGCCTTGTAAGAATCGTGAGCCGTTGCCACAGTCCACACCGTTTGGGTTTAGACTATCCCATGATATGTTGTACTTAGCTGCGTTGCTATGGTACATCGCTTTAATATCCATGATACCTATGCTGTGATAAATACCAGGCACAGGCTCTTGAATATCTGCACCTGGATAGTCGACCTTAGCAAACTGTGGCTTGCTCGGTATGCGTTCTTCTAATTCCTCATCTTGAAGAAATAGGCTTGTAGCCAATTTAGTTACATGGGGAGTATCACGGAAGCGTATTTGGCAAGCATGAGATAACGATATGAAGTGTTCACTTACGTTAAGTAAGGAATCAAGGCGAGGCATCAGCTCAACATCTCGGAGGTTGTAGTCAAGGTATGTGCCTATGTCGGTATAGTAAGTATCGTGGCCGTCTGGGAGCTCGACCTTCCGTTCTTCTAATGCCTCCCATGCTACGTCGTCAAGCTTCTTTGAGGCCATTTGTCCGTTCTTTAGAACCCATAACTTTTCAAAAGCTGTCATTAAATCAAGACAAGCGACACCAGGTATAGGCTGATCCCAATCCATATACTCATAGCGGTGCTTCTTGTAAGGAGACAGGTCGCCTGGATTTAAGCCACAGGCTTTCATTCGTGAGGCTATTTGTTTGATGTCAGCCCATTGTAAAGCCCAACCAATTATCATGTCTGGATCAAGCCTTCGCAAATGTTGAGCGAATGCCTTGAGTAAGTCATGTTCGTTAGCGAATGCTTGTAGCTGCGGGTAGTAATCAACATGAGTCTTACCTTCTGGGTGTGCCTTGCATTCTATACGACTGTGAAATGCAGGGTCAATTTCTTGATGCTGAACCCATTGATACATCTTCTTGTCGTATGAATCATAGAGAGCTAGAATAGTTATTTCACCAGACTCAATCTTCCATTCGCCATCAAGATACACCTTACGCCACTTGTATTGAGGGATAGGTTGTCTGCGATCTGCAAGGACTCTGTTAGGGTGTGGTATGTTGCCTTCCCATGTTTTGATGCGGTTGTCTTTGATAAACTGCCTCATGTCGTATGGATCGCCAAAGGTAATCTTGACAATCTGTTCACCATACACACCTTCGTAGCCTGGTTCTGCGTTGATCCACTGCTTAGGTACACGCTTAGAATCTTCAACGGTGATGAAACAATAAGGTATTACATCTTTTACCTTTTCAATAATTCTCTTGTTAGTCTGTGGGTTGCGATAACGAAGCCCTACTGTTCTCCCTCTCAATTGGTCGGCAAGCATACATAGCCCACCCCAAACCGCATTATAAGGGTATTTGTCAGTCTGCTTTTCTGCCTCTGGATCGGGCTTGTATGTTGTGTCTGCGAAGCCAATACTGAATTGTCATGGAGCTAACTCCACATTGTTTGGCTATGTCAGCTAATGTGCGACCATTTGAGACGTAAGCTGCGAATAACCATTCAGCATCTTGATACAATGCTTCAGTCGGTTGTAATCCATATTTAGCTAAAAGGAATACATCTGCCTGGCAAGTAGGACAAGACTGAACTACTCTCGATTCGCTCATTGGGATTTCTAACTGTTTGTCAAAGGGTACATGAGTCCCACACTTCGGACATGATACTCGCATGATAATCCCCAATGTAAAGATACTTATAATGATACGCGCTATCTCATAACCTTTCTTTTGCTATGTCCAGAATCTTTCTTTTCACATTCTAAGCAGATCATACGACCTGTTCCTTCTTGATGGAACAGCAGAGCTACACGCTTACCGCACATATCACACTGATCACCAGGTCTATCTGTAAATGCTCGTTGAGGCATCTCGCTCACATGAGGATAGAAGCCTGGAATACATAACCGTCTCCCCAAGCATCAAGGATTAGGCGAATGCCTTGTCCTTCTGGTCGGAAGTCAATGAAATGCAGTCTAATTTCTCCGTCAAGGTGCTTCAACACATTCTCAAGCCCACCTTCAAAAGTAGCTTCCCAATCCTCCACGCCATCAGCGTGAGCTACTTCAAAAGCTGTTTCAGTAAGACCTTTCAATTCGTCTCCTGTTGATACGATTATTTGTGTGTCTGCACCGACATACGAAATCTTGTAGCGATTGAGTCTTTGTCCGTTCATATTGTCGCAACGGAAAGCCTCAAACAATTCAGTAGCGTTGATAGCCCAAGACATGAATGCTTTGCGCTCTGATCCATCACGCAGCTTGTATGCGCCATTCTGGTCAATCTGTCCAGCAAGTCCGATGCTCTTGTTATGCCATTCACCGATAGTTTCTGTTGAATGTGGGAATGCCAGTCCTTGATGATCCGCTATGGTTGTTGTCTGCTTATTACCAGACTTGATGCGGAGCTTACCGTTCTCTGCTGATAGGGTCAAGTCTTTGCCATGATACTTGAGAACCCCAAGTAGTCGGTCAATGTCTGGGATAGCAATATGTCCTGGATCGTCATAAGTGCCTGGTATGCTAAAGTGAGATAGTGAGGTCTTGCCATCACGAACTAAAGAAGTCGTGGTGCATCTCTCATCTTTGAACTCAAGTATGCAAGCAACGACTTGTGCTTGTGGCTTACCAGCCACTACTTGTTGTCTCTTTGTCATTTCTAATAGTCTCTGTAATCCTGTATTCGATACGTTCTTTGTCATAGTCTCACCTTGTTCTTAATTTTGCACAAGCCTTACAATCTGGCTTGGAATCTGTAAAGTGGAGCTTGCTCTCATGGAATGGAGCAAACCCTCTGCATAGAACGATATGATGTTCTCCAGACAGGTGTTCGACCCTGTGGATTTTACCGTTCTTTGTCATGCTTGCGTAGCGATAACGCTTTGCTTGGATCGTCAATGAACCCACCACCAATCAGCGAGAGCTTCACCACGCTCTTTAGCAAGCTTCTGTGCAAGATCATAGCAAGCCTTCTCAAGTTTGTTTAGCCTCTCAACCTTGCCAGCCATTTCGTCTAGCTCTTGCTCAAGTATCTCTATCTTAGTGAGGAGCTCCTCATTGGTCGGTGTTTCATCAGTCATTAGATCACCAACGCAATTCTTCAATACCTGCGAAATCAACCTTGCCGTCTTTGACTCGGAGGATTACTCGCTCTTGTCCGACAAGCTCCATACACTTACCTTTGATTTCTTCAATACGAGCCTTGACAACCCATTCATCGTCAGCCAAAGTCTTGTCTGCATAGACACCTGCGCTTGAATCGCCCTTCTTCTGGTAACGACCCATGAATAGCTGTTGGCTTGCCAGGCGTTGTGTACCATCAACCCAATCGGGCTTTTCACCGATCTTCATCAAGCCTTTCTGTCCGTTGCCGAGATCAGCATATTGCTTGTTATCTTTGAGATGGAAGGTGAAATATACCTTGTTGATTGGTAATGCGTGAAGCCTGGTGATAACATCTTTGAACAGACGGTTTCGCTCACGCCATTCCTTCTGGTTGAATCCATCACCTTCTTCTTTGATAACGCCCTTGCGTAGCAGAGATTCTGTCATAGCAAATTCGCACCATTTCATAAATGTTGAACCACCGTCAAAGATGATAGCTGCGTAGTCGTCTGGGTTTTCCTTTAGCTCTTGAGCAGTTAGATTGACGAACATAACCACCTTGTCAATCAAGGCGTTGTAATTAACCGACATATCTTCATTGAATAGTGAGTCGTCTGTGTCGTCAAGTATAGGAAGAATCTGTATGTTCTGATCTTCTGGGTATGTATGATTGACAGTTTCACTTGCTGAATTGTCAATGTCATAGACGATAACTTTCTTACCAGCTTTGATTTCTTCTTCGTTTCGTGCCAGATAAAGAGCCATACCTGTCTTGACAGTGTTCTCCTTGCCGACAAGGAACATACGTTGTTGCGCTACTGCTGCTGCTCGCTTGTTGAAAAGCTTTGCATAGTATTCCACACCGTATCTGTTAGGTGGTTCTGCGGTTGCATCAACCTTCTTTTGACCTGCGGAGGCTGCCTTGCCTCCGTCGCCTCCCCACGCCGCCATCAAGCATCCCAACCTGTGTTAGCTTCTTCTGGAGCTTCTTCGGCAGGTGCAGAGATAGATGCAGCGATTGAATCACAGACCCACCAAGCGGTTGAGTCAAGTCTTGCTTCATCATCACGGCTCATCCATGCACGACCAACAATGACAATCTCTGATCCAACGCCAAAGTCCATGCGGTATTCATGTTCAGCAGGGACATACACATCAACAGATGGTGCAGTGGAAGTAATGTCAAGATCGCCGACTGTAATGATGTAGCCACCCTTCTCTCTTGGGTCAATGTGGACTACTTCACCGTGAACGGCACATAGCCTGTCCCACTTCTGATCTGTTTCAGCCCACTTGTTGATGTGTTCTGGTAGTAAGTCAAAGGAAGGCAAGAAGTCGCCATTAGGCCATGCCCCTTCAACCAAATCAAGAATTAGTCCAGACGGTTCACCGTTAGCCAATGCAAATGGTGGTGCTGCAAACTGTGTCGCTATTGAATCATCAACAACAAACTTAGTTACACCAGGCTTTGCGTAGCCTACGCCATTACGACCCATGCGAACAGGTAGTCTGCCTGGTGTGAATGTTGGTTGGTTCTCAAGAGCAAGGTCGCCTTCAAACTTGACTGTGATTAGCTCAACATCTGCCGATCCACGCTTACCTAAGAATAGGCATTCACGAACAGGCTCGGACAGCTTTCTTGCTCTGCCGTATCGTGGGTTTGGATCGCCACTTTGGAATGTTGGCATTGTATTGTTCTCAATAATCTGGAACCATGTTGAAGCGTCGAGCTCCTGCACAAACTTAGGAAGGCTATGTAGCACTACTTCATTTGTCTCTTCTTCAAGTGCTGATAGTTTGAATGATGGGTTGATGTGGTGTGTGTATGTACCATCAAGGTTATCTTGAATGATAGTGATACGACCTTGAGCAACAAGGTTCAATCTCTGATCTTCATCAAGTGCCTCAAGTGTATTCTTCATCTTTGCATAACCAGACTTAGCGAAGTCCTTGTATCGTGGAGATGAAACGAACATACCTGTAAGGACTTCTGCACCGCTTCTGGAAAGTTTAGCAGCTTCCGCTTTCAATTGGCGACCTGCTACGCGAATAGCTAATACTGTGCAATCCTCTTCGGATTTACCCGCATTAGTCCATGCGCTCTTATTCTCTTCCAGAACCTCTGCGATCCTTGTATTCAATGTGTCAAGACTGACACCGACATTCTTTGCTACTGTTTCTTTGAGTTCCGACATTTGTTATCCCGTTCCTGTGTATTCCCTCCGAGAGAGAACCCCCTTATAATGCTTCTTGTAAATACGACTTATTCTTTGAAGTCTGGGTGTCTAAACTCTTCTGCTAGTTCTTCCAGCAAGTGAGATTCAACGTGAGAGCTTGAATACGCCTGGACTAAACAAGCTGGTGCTATGATAGCCCAATCGCACAAATCACAATAGCCTTTGACTATCTTTTCATTGAACAAGACAATACCATTTATGCGAATCACAGGGACAGTCTCACCGACTTTGTATCTCGTTCCGTCTGTCGCTTCCCAATAATCCTCTTCGCCTTCAATCATAACCAGACTCTCCTATCCTGTAATCCAAACTGCTGACTTACTACCTTTTCCCTCCACTTGAGAGCATAAGCAAGGCAATTTGAGCATGATTTCCTTCGGCCTGGATTAGCTTTGCACCAATCACAGCGATCACCAACACCCATACGGGCAGCATACGACCAGGCCATAGAGTCGCTTGACTTTAGAAGGTGTCCGTATTTCTTCAAACCGCTGATCTTGACACCGAAGCCATGAAGATTATGCAATCCGCTTTCGTAAAGCTGCGACATTATGGCGTATATTTCATCGGTGTGTTGTCTGCGACATACTGATCCGACACCGACTGTATTCTCTTTAGCTAAATCTATTCCCGCTTCAGTGTAAAGCTCCAGACAATTCTTGTAGTCGACCATGTTCCAGCCTTGAAGGACAGGTATGAAAGGTAAATCTGGTGCTTCATCACGAAGCAGAATAAAATTATCAACAGTCCTCTGCTGATGCTCTGCTACACTAAGTCCCGTTTTCCTAATCATGTGAGGTTCGCACATATAGTCTTGAGGTGCAGCCCATTCTAAACCTCCCCAATCGATATACTTCCCTACGTCTGCTATGTATTCCTCTGCTGTGATAGTCCATTCGCCATGCTTTGCGATCTCGCTAAAGCCTCCAGAGTCAAGCGACCATTCGCATATAGGCTCTCTTGTCATTGTTGGATTCTTGATGAGTCGTTTGTAGCTCACGAAACAAGGAACAGTAGTCTGCTCAATGAAAGGAGCTTCATGTACTCCGAGATAAAATTTCATTCCGATAACAACCTGCAAAAATTGTGAGCAACAATCAATGGATCAACACCATTGAGTATGTCTCTTTCGCTCACAATAGCTGCATCAAGGACTCTCACCTTAGCCTTCTGCCCTGCTGGTGAGTCCATAGCATACAAGAATACTTCACGAATGCGCTCTCTTGTTAGCGAAGGTCTGTTCTCAATCAAAGCCTGGACTCCTTGTTGGATCACCTTCTCATTCATACAAAGACGAATGACTACATCAGCATCAAAACCAGACGACTCAAGCTCTGCTATAAATTTGCGAAGCATCTTAGCATCAAGGTATGCTGCTTTCTGCAACGCACCTATGGAGTTTCGGAGGTCGCCCTTATGCTTCTGTGCTATCACCTTGATAGCATGAGCATCAACCTCAACACCCTCATACGCAGCTACCTTAGCAAGTCTTTTCTCAACCTGTTCAAGAGGAATAGGCTCAAAGGTTCTTACCTGGCACCGTGATTGAAGCCAGGTGCTTACCTTGCTAATATCATTACAGGTCAAAATGAAGTAGCCTTGAGCATCTTCAATAACTCCCTTCAAAGCATCTTGAGCCTGTGGCGTAAGCCTATCAGCTTCGTCAAGGAAAAAGATAGTCTCATATTGACCGATCCTTGACATAGGAATAATATACTCTTCAATAAATTCAATGCCTCTGGTTTTCTTAGAAGAAGCGTTAAACTTGTGCATTTGCCAACCAAACATTTCTGCTATTATGTATGCGAGCGTTGTCTTGCCTGTGCCTGGTTCAACACTACTAAACAAGAAGTGTTGCATGGGAGCTCCTCCTTCAAGGATCATTCGTATTTCTTCAACGATATGCTCTTGACCTACAAACTCATCAAGCTTCTTAGGTCTGTGCTTCTCCCACCATATCTCTTTCATATCAATACCAACCGCTATCAAAGTCCTCTGGTTCTCTGTCTGCATACTCTTGCTCTCTTGCATCGGCAAGCATATCCTGTTCTCTCTCCCAATTGTATTCAGCATGGAGATCATAACGCTCATGTTCCTTAGCTCTAACTTCATCACATACCTCAACGATGTATGCTATGAGTTTGACAGGCGCATAACGTGTTACAACAACAAACTTAGTCTTGAGTTTGTAAATCTCCATGCCACTACGAGTTTGATATGTGGACTTATGTATCTCTAAATCCGAATTACGATCATGTCTTAGATTGGCAAGCCAATATGGTAAGTTATCAATCGGTATCTGTTCTTTGAATCCTATCTCTGGTGTCTCTGCGCTCATCTGTAATCCTTCCCGTATAGTATTGTCATTTGTTCTAGCTCATAGTTTGCAGCTTCTTGTTCTTGTATCTCAATAAGAATCTCTGCTCTTTCAGCGTGAGTAAGTGGTGGCTGTGGAATAGGGTGCATACCTGTGCCTCCACAATGAGGGCATCCGTCTGCACAACACTTCTTCTGGATGGGATTAGAACAAAGGCTACACTTCAACACAAACTTGCAGGGTTTTCCTTGCTCATCTCGTTCAGTAGCAGCCTTGTATGTATCGTGCATCAATCTCCACTTATCGCAGTTATGACACTTGCCGACCCATTCCACAGCCATATTATGCCGTATGCGAGCACCCTTATAATGATTCTTATAATCGCTGACAAAATAGGCAAGTATCTTCACCATCTGGCATAAGACGAATGAGCTTGCATTCATCACATCTGCAAGTCTGATCTTTCAAAGCTGGCGGGAGGTGAGAGTAAGGAGTCGTTAGCTCCACATCGTCAAGCGAATGAATTACCTGGCGGTTGAGATCGTAAAGCGTTTGGTGTTCCCAACCGTTGTGAGTTTGCACCTTTGTTGAACCAACAACCTCAACCTGTAAAGTGCGGGATAGCAGAGCTGTTATCCTCTGTTGTGAAGGCACGACTCGTATTCCCCCTGCCGATTGGAGAGCATCACGCAGAGCATCAACGGTCATCGGTCCTTGATGAAAAAGCAAATCTAAAGCAACACCGCGTATTCTGGTATTGTTAGACCCCATTCAATAGTGCCTATCATAAACGGTAAATCAAGCTTCGGTCTATTTAAGACTCTCCCATGCTCATTCCAACGGTTAAGTCCGATGAGCCAGAATCAACATTCTTTACTGAAATTGATCCTCCATGCTCAAGCTGAATCTCTTGCACCTTACCTTGAGTAAGATAACGACCTACATTAGCAATCTCAAACTCAAGTTTGATTGAAGCTGCAATAGGAATCCAGACGCAAGCCCACAGTAAGAACAATCCAAAATTGCCGACTGAAGCTACGGCAAAGAACATAATCACATTCACATAATTCATATTTATTACAACCAATCTAACACCGCCTGTTTTGTTTTCCTTACACCCTTTGGCAAAGCCTCTTTGTCAATAGTGCGAATCTTATTTGCTACGTCTGGTGCAAGGCGAATCAAATCCTCTGTATATACATCGGACTCTCGGAAGCCATGAGGCACTTCGTAGTCATCTTTCTTTGGCTTGAGTCTCCGACTCGGTTTGTTGGGATTGATTGACCAGGTGAATACAGCATGAGCGTATTCGTCTGGTAATACGAATGACACTTGGGATAATCTTCGCGCAGTATCTATGTCGTCTGGGTGTGCGTTTCGCCACACTGCAAGAGCAACAGGTATAGGTAATTGTTTGATTAACTTTGATGCAGCTTTACGATCTCGCCATCTCATCAACGCACCTATCGCTGGACCGATTGAATCTGGTTTAGCTTTCAATGACTCATGTACTACTACGAAGTCCTCCGACTTCTTGGTGAGCTTCGGCTTCTTGTCAAGCACTATCACAAGACGATAGGCTACAATCTCCGCCCATTCCATTATCTGATCTTCTGTAAATTTGCGAATATGCAGAATGTAAGTAGTGCCTGGCGCAGTGGGGAGACAAGTCATTTCACGGTGCATAACAATGTAATCCCCGACTCGGAACTCCTTATCATCACCAGCAAGAATCACTATACCCATTCAGCAAGCCTCCATACTTTAACATCGTAGTATTTGTCTTTGAGATAAACATAACCACAGTGCTCAAATTCTGGCATCTTGCCAAGCAGGTTCACTAAACGATTGATGGTGCAACCATTCCTCAATGAACATCTGCTTCTATCATTTAGGTATTCGTGGATTGCAGGGGTTGAGGCTTCTTCATGCTCAAGAAGATACTTTTTGATTTCATTAGTCGTCTTGATTTGACGATTGTTAATTGCTCTTTTAGGCATCTTGTCTCCCCCTCCAGCAGTCGTGGACATAGATGTAGTTTCGTAGTCTGTTATATTGATGTGCCGACAAATTCCAAACTTCACGGATAATTTTAGCCTGGATTGTGTAAGCCCCATGAGTCCAATGTAAGCCGTCTGCTGTGATAACACAGTGCAAGCCATCTTCTTTCATGGCTTTGATAAGACGAGGGAACTCGGATTGTTTGATAGGTCGGTTGCCTAAGACTCTCGCTGATCCACTACGCCATGCTTTCATACTTACACCATCCAATTATCTTCTTGCGACATAGTGCCACAGACCAAGCATTGTATTTCTTCTGGTGTGCTATCGCCTCTCCCGCATGGTATTGCGACCCATTGGTAATCGTTGGCCGTTCCGCACGAAGGACATATTCTTATTGCACCCACCGAATGATATTCTTCGATGTGTTGGTTATTGTGTCTGCTCAAGAAGCATCCTTCGGGAATAATATCTTTGTTTGTCATGTTCAGTCCTCCATTTCTATGATATGTGTTGGTGTCTTGAGCGTAGCCATCTGGAGCTCGATTTGATTCAGCAAATGCGGGTGTGTGCCTAACACATTAACAAGAATACGAGCCATAGCTGCTTCTCGCTGATCTTGAAGGAATAACTGTGAGTCTGTTCCTATCTCTTTCTTTAGTGTGCCAACCAGCTTTAGGGATTTGTTGCATTCGCTTACCAGGCGAGTCGCATTCTGTACCCATTCGGTTGAGATACCTTCCATATCTTTCTGATCTTCAAGCTCATCAAGCCAACCCATCATGCGCTGAAGCAACGACTCTGCGGTATTGAGAGTATCAATTGATTCGGTGCGAAGAGACTCTATGTGCGAAGCTTCTTCTGGTGTGTAATCTAAATGTAAATCCATGTGTTCGGCTACTGTGCCGACAGGCCAACCCTGCTTTGTCTCAACATAAGTATGGGTTATTTCGCCACGATGTAATCTTATCTCAAGGCTACGTCTAAGTCTTAATTCTAGCTCACAGAAAGGACAATCATTCATTGTTCAAACACCCCATGCAATATCACGCAAGGAGTCGGAAACTTCTTGCTGGACTGTATTAGTATGCTACGATCTATATTTCTTTCATTTAGGTAGTCGTCAAGTAGCCTTACCATAGAACCTAAGTTTGGCCTGGTATGAGGGAAGAATTGTATCGTAAGACCTAACTCGCTTACTTCTGGGTGAACCACGATCTTACCGTATAAACTAAAGTCAATCCCCATCAAACGCCCCCTTCTCAAAACATTCTTTACAACAGAAGTCTGGTGCCTCGTCGGGACAATCGATATATTTCGTGAACCTTCCACAGAACGGGCAGTCGCTACCTTGCCACTGCTTCTGCCATTCAGCATACTCATCTTCATTCATTCCTTTCATCCAATCTTCATCAGTCATTGTCTGCACCTCCCCATGCTAAAGGCTGGCGTTCTTCGCCCATCTTGAATGCACCGATACGACAGATGATACCTTTACGGCCACGACCTGTCTTTTCTGGTTTGTATTCCATATACCAATCTTGAGGATCAAGGTTCTCATCAACCCAACGCTTTGCAGCTTGATAGTCGCCATTGGTTATCATGCGTGAAATCTCTTTGAGCAGGTTGCTCTTGCTAAGGTCTTGACCCCAATAAGTATCTTTGATGAGGCGAAGGTTCGCGTCCATCACATTACGTCTCATGCGTAGCGAGTCATTCAAAAGCTGTTCAAGCTTTTCCGACCAGGCTACATGAAGAATACCGCCATGCCATTGTCTCTGCATCATAGCATATCCGATAGCCAAACGCCTAAACAAATCCGACTCAAAGTTTCTAACTGCGGGTTGCTGAATCCAATCGTCTAACTCATCATCAAACACTACGCCTGTGATCGGCTTCTCCATAACTTCTCTTTGTCTTTTCAAGAACCATTCCTTAATTGATATTGCTTGACTTGCCAAAGACGCTCGTTCATCGGACTTCATTCTTGCCTGGGCCGATTGAGCCTTCTTGTATGCTAATTCTTTTTCCTTACTCATACCGATTTGAATAATGAAGAATCGTCGGTCAAGTCCAGACTCCAGCTCCAGACGGGCAGGTTGTGTTCCTCCCCATATTGTATAACGAGTATTGTAAGATACCCAACCATTACGCATGACTTTACGGAATCGCCCAGAGTCAGTGGTGGTAAGCAAACCGTTCACCATATCGGTTGAATGATCTTTCTTGTTGCTGATCCATAAACTGCTAATTTCTTCAAAGGCGAGTATTCCTCCACACATTTCTCTTGCTAATGGTCGACCAACGATAACGCCATCTTCATCGACTGAACCAAACATACCTGCCTCTGTGATAGAGGCTGGCCCCATCAAAGTATTCAAACCGATTCCAGCATGAGCTTGCGAAGAATAAAGAAGTCCTGTTCCTTCTGCTATGAATAAATCAATGAGAGCATTCTTACCAGAGCCTTTCTCACCTTCCATTAGAATGTGAATACGGGTGTCTGGTAAGTGAGACATAGGCGTGAAGAATGGAGGTCGGTTATGTCTCAAGGGGCATAAGTCAATCGTAAAGTGAGCCTCTGGATCGGCAGGGTCGAAGTCGCATCTTGCACATTTGTTTGCAGTGTTGAATAGATGTGCGCCTATGGAACAGATGAAAATAGGTATCTTATCCTCAACATCAACATAATGATTGTCAAGTGCAAATTCTGTTACAGCGTTGATTATGTTCATGGTCGGTTGCCTCCGTTCATCGGAGCTCCAACCACTTGATAAGCATTCTTACAATTACCCTTACATTTGTGAGTATTGATATATCGCACCCGTCTATGGAGGTATGCTTCAAGTATGGAAGCAATACGATTTATTCTTTTTGTTAATTCTGTAATCCCAGAAAGAATAAATTGAGGTTCAGTAGCTTGTTTTTGATGAATTATTTTATTTCGTCTATAAGTGTGTACCATTATACCTTCTAAGATAGATAAGGGAAGAAAGGAATAGAGCCAGGCCTTAATACCCTTATGAGGAAATAAAACAATTCGCTGATCCATAACGCAGTCCACCTGTTTTTTTCTTTCAGTAAATGCTGAAAGAATTAGAAACAATTAATCTTGATGCCCTCGCATAAACAATTCAAATTCTTTTGCCATAGTCTGCGAGCTTGTCAATGTCGGTTTCCAACCGTTTGAAGGGGGATAGGTGCGACCTTCCGCAGCTTCGGTAGCCTGTATGTGCTTCTCAATAATTGAAGCCAATGCAGACGGCCAGCCAACAGCTTTTCTAACTGCATCAAGAGGAAGGGGTCGCACGTTGTCGCCATGTTCATTCTTGAATACTGCACCAACAATAAGTTGATCTCCTAAGTCATGTATATGCACACAACCATTGATGAGTACGCAAGGGACTTCGTGATTACCTTTGCTGTCTCGCCATGTTCCAGAGATAACTAAGCCGTTGTATCGGTCAGCAATTGCTACGCAGTCTGGAGCTTTGAGTCCAGAGTTGGCGGTGATAATGACTGCACCTGGTTCGGAATAAGAAGCCTCCACTGTTGATTTAGGATCATAAATTTCGCCAAGCATGATTGAAATGTATGGCGTTGTTGATTCTTGAAAGAATCCATTGAGGTATTGAACGAAGTCGTTAGGGTCATATTGTAAATCTGCATTCACAGGAGTACGAGGCAGTTTATCGTGAGGGAATAGTGAGTCAAGTAATGACCAGAATATCTTACGACCATTAACCATGACATCTTTAGAACCAGCTTTTAGTATGAAGTGTGGCTCTTGCACCCTGTTCTTGTACTTGTTAAGCTGCGTCGGGTTGATGTGATCGCATGACAAGTCTTTCGGCTGAACATGAATCCAATCATCAACCTCAATCATACAAGAAGCCCCCTTCACGAAGAACCTTCTGGAATTTGACAAGCTCTTGACGAGAAGCTTCAAACGCTATCTGTTTTGTTATCGCTATCACATTGTCAATAATATCATCGTCGGTCATTACTGCCGAAGGCGTATCATAGTCTGGTGCCTTGCTCATGTCAAATCCTCCTGTTGTTTATCAGCGAGCATCTTCTGGGTTTCAATCTTTGGGAGAGCGTATTCTAACTGTGCGAGAATCTGCCCTATCTCTGCCTCTGGACCGATGATTAACTCACCATTACCGACAACGGATTGACCTATTACCCTACCATCTTTGAGATGATTTAGTGTGATTAGATTAGGAACGGCTACGATCTTAGATTTGATTCTAGTTCCGAATCCGTATTGAAGAATAATCTCTGTCCCTATATCAGCTTCAGTCCATGCCTGGAAATGTTCACCGAATTTTACGACTCTCATTCCTTTTCCACCTCCGCCAGAAGGTTCAGTAGCACAGCAATTTTTCTGTGCTTTGGTAAGTCCTCTAATTGAGCGTAAGCCGCCATCTCGCAGAAGTGAGGGCAGTTATGATCTTGTTCTCCAGCCTTCGTCAATTCGGAAGGCGGAGGGGGATCGGAAACATACCCGACCAAGAGAGAAACGATCCCGCCTCCAGACATGGCTTCCTCTGCTCGCTTATCAATGAATGCACTACGCAGCTTTCTCATGTGGTAGCCAATGTTTTGATGAGTCTTGTGTCCGAGAATCCTTGCTATGTCTGCCTGTTGAAGTCCATGCGATCTAAGCCACTGTGCCACTAATAATTCTCCAGGTTTCATGCTACTCCCCCCTCTCTTTGTGCTTCCTTCTTAGCGCATTCATAGACAAGAAACTCAAGCTTTTCCCGCTTGTCGCTGTCTATTGAGCACCACAGATGGAAAGGAGCTTCGCCAAAGGCTTTGTACCACTTCATAACGTATTCATCGGTGAAGTGTGCTTCTGGAAATAGCTCACGCTTGAACATATTGAAGTCCATGTCGTTGTATAGCAAGCGAATACCTTTGAAAAATTCGCCTGGTGTAAAGTATAATGGATCAGGATTCATTCAAGCACCCCCATTAGCCACGCCATGAAAGCTGGTAAGACAAGCATAACGACAACCCACATCACGATCCATAGAACGGGATTCATTGTGAAGCCTCCTTTAGTGGAGTTGCGAAGTCGTTTGTTAGAATTGTATATGTGTAATTCTTTTCATTGACTGTGTATGCTACGCATTCAATACCCCTACTTCTAAGATAATTTAGAGCTATATCTTTTGAAGTGTCGTAAGTATAATCCCACGATATGATATGTCTTACTTCGTGCCTGGTGTCAAATATCTTTACTCTGCGACCCTTTGTGTTGGTTACAGATAAAGCATTTATCTCAAATCCTCTCAAGTGTTCCATACTTCAAGCCTCCACATATTCTTCATAGATGTATTCTTCTGTCTCAATCCTGATCTTTAACTCTGGCATCATTCTTCACCTTCCACATTTAACCAATAATCGTGAAGAAAACAGTCTGTTGCAGTTGAGTTATCACTTGCTTTAGCCATAGCCTCTGCTTCATTATCAGCCTCAACGATAAATCTTAATGTCATCTTCTTTTTTATTATGTATGTTTTCACTCTTCCTCACTCTCCTTCTTGGTGGTGAGTAGTGAGCGCATCAATTCTGGGTCGCACTGCGCTTCACGCTCTGCACCCATGATAACCTCACAATCAATCTCAAGCTGCTCATCTTCTTCAAA